GATAGATTTAATCCGAATACACAAAAACATCAAGGAAAATTGGGACCCGGTATCATCAATTTAGATATTAAAAACTCGATAGATTTACATATAGCAAATAGAGAAGATTGGAGTGATATCACAAATGTCTTGGGAAAACATTTAGCCGTGGGATTACCGGAATACTTTAAATATATAGAAAGTCGGGTTCTTTATGATAAAAATTTAAATATATTAGGACAGATATTTGGTGACAATATAAATTGCACGGGTTACCAAATTCAAAAATACGAAAAGGGTTGTAAATTTGAATGGCACACCGATGATGCTCACGATTCAAAAAGGCTTTTAGCTTTTATAATGTACCTTAACACCGTACCAGTAGAAAATGGTGGTTCTACAGATTTTTTAAACGGTAAAAGTATTCAACCAAAAGAAGGTTCTATTTTATTTTTTCCGGCTACATGGAGTTATCTTCACCGTGGAAATGTTATCAAAAGTGGGGAAAAGTATATCATCACAGGTTTTATTGTACAATCCAATTTAAAAATATGCGACAAATCTTCTACATGAAGACATACACATCCCCAGATGGTATCAAGATCAAAGTGGGTGAGACTGCCAAAGAAAATGATGACCTGACTGGGTCGAGTTACCCGAATGAGTGGTGGTTACATGTGGACGGTGGTCCGGGAGCACATGTTGTTGTATGTCACGAAGAAAACACCCTTCCCAAGGAGACAAAAAGGGATGCAGCTTTACTTGCGGTGCATCACAGTAAACCTGGAAATGTAAAGATGGTTCGTGTGAATCTCGTGCGAGTCGATCAGGTGCTAAAGTGTGATAGACTAAAGAATCATGGACAAGTATACCTTGATGGTCAGGTCATGCAACTCACGGTGTTTCCAAACAAGGAAAAGGAAAGACTCGATAGACTCTTAAAAAATAGGAACAATAGTTAAGTAAGAATGCATAGAGTGAGAACTATAAACAATCACATTAATCCAAGAGACTTATCTCTCACTGAAATTGCGAAGCATAATACCGAAGAAGATTGTTGGGTAATTATCAAAGATATCGTGTATGATCTCACAAAGTTTTTGCCAGATCATCCAGGTGGCAAGAAGGCGATCATGCTTTTTGCTGGAAAGGATGCGACGGAAGAGTTTGATATGCTCCATCCACCGAATGTTCTAAAGAAGTATCTCACACCGGAGGTGGTTCTCGGACCAGTCAAAAAATAGACTCGTCGGTATCGTCGTGAAGCTTGGTACATGTTACAACTATAACCGGTATCACAACCAAAATTATGATTACAATTAATGCTACAAACATACCTATTAAAGTAGACGAACATAAAAAGTACAAGATGAACCTCTATAAGAAAGAATTGATAGCCAATCATGTCAAACTTGCTTATAAAGTTTCAAATGATGTATATTTCAAAACATACCCGCGACAACGTGGTATACATACGAGGAAGGATATAAATAGTGTGGGGCTACACGGTCTCGTTCGGGCGGCTCAAAAGTTTAACCCGGAGTTGGGTTTCAAGTTTAGTACGTACGCATATCCATGGATTTATTGGAGCTGTAAAAATTGTTTGCGACGAACCACGATACATGAGGAACTTCAATTTTATGAAACTCCACCGTATTACGACAAAGAACCTGATATCCTCTATGGTCTAGATGATGTGAGCCGATACATTCTTGAAAACTATTATGGTAAACACCTAACCCTAAAAGACCTCGCGGTGGAATTGGGTGTCACTGTATATACAGTCACGAAATGGAGAGACAAAGCACTTCTTACAATCAATTAAAGATGTCGCGCAACTGTATTACAAATGGCGCTCAAAAAGGAAGAAATCACATCTCGTGAGAGTCCAGATGCCATGCAAAAACGCATGTTTGAAGCCAAGATTGCCGCCATGAACGAGGCGATGAAAGGTGAAAAGGTCCGTTACAAGTCCAAACGAGACCCCGAGCGATTCTTAGAATTCTTGGAGTATCGATTGACGATTTGGGAACAACTCAAGGATGAAAAGTTCCACGCGAAGCGAATGTACGAAAAGACGAAAGAGGTCATCGAGGGTCTCACTTAAGACTTGAGTAGTGTCCCGCAATGTAATACACATCTTCAAAACCCAATTCTTCTAATTTCTCTGCCGCAAATCTGGCTCGTTGCCCAGTGTTGCAGTAGACGAGCAAACCCTTCTTTGGGAGTTCCGTGGTAGTTTTTCTATTGATTTTACTCACTGGGATGTGGATGGCGCCCCGATAGTGACCAGCTCTGTACTCGGTAATTGTGCGAACATCAATGACTTTCTTTATCTTTCCTGAGCGAATCAACTTCTTAGCTTCCTTGGAACTCACGAGATTATCACCTGTGAAGGTGTACGCTGCGGCGGCTGCGAGAGTTCCGACGATAATAGCTGGAATCATTTACAATATACACACATTTAATTGCTTCCCGCCCAATTTAGTATTTGAGTCAAAGACCACGAGCTATTAATAGTTTTGGGAAATTCTATTTTTACTAAAGTTTTTCTAGCCTTTTCAACATTGATACCATTCACAAGTTTTGGTATTTGTGCGATGTGATTCAAGTTAAATCGGTTACCACGGGTGTTTGTGATTTTCAAAAAATATGGAAAGTTTGTTTCAAAGTATTTCCATCGGAGTGTTTTTCTATTTGAGGGTGGCACATATTTATGAATGAGTCCCCACACCACCATTTTTATGAATACGAGACGATCCCGTGGATCTCTTGGACCGAGGGGTGTTCCGAGAGTATCGTGCATCATGGCGATGAAGGCTTCTATGTAACAAAAATGATGTTGAGACAATTCATCATATTGTGAAATTTCAAAAGACTTTTCAAGAACCTTTGTGTTTCTTATATTTATGTTTGTATTGCGAAGAAGATCTTTATAATTTTCCAAATTTGTTGTCACAAATCCACCCGTCGGTTGGGCTGTGGATTGTTTATTTCGTATGGTATACATATTTCCATATACCGTACGCAGTTCGTTCTTGAATTCTGTACGCCCCGCACCCATGGAATTGAATAATTTAATTGACTTCTCTCTATGATTGACCTTCGCGAGGGCATAGTGTCCGTCACCACCTGGATATGTGTGTGCTATATGAAGATATTGAACACCTTTACGGTTCTTTGTGGATTTCGTCATGTTGGATGTTTTACGACACACAAACTTGAAGTCATAGTTGGATTCCTTTTTTATATCTTTCCCAATCTGTTCAAAGACTCCACGGCTTTGGAGAAGTTGTTTCGCGATTTCAGCAGCGTCTTCAATAGCCATGAGATGCCTCGCCGCGAGACTTGTGTTTATCTTACTCTCAATATAGTCGTTTTTGTCAATCTCAGCCGTCTCACCCTTTACCCTCAAAAGGCGATCGCGAACATCGCGATTTTTAATAAGTTTGATTGGAACGAGATCCATCTTATCCTACATATCATTGATATTTTTAAACCAATCGTATGTAAGGTTTTGTAATTATGTTAAAAGTAAAATTAGTTACCGAACGCAACACCAGCCATACCATTCTTCACACGAAGAACATTATAGTTGACCGCATAGACGCGAGCTGGTTTTGATGAATCGGCAGAGGTTACGCTGTTAAGAAGCAACTTCGCGTTATCAATTCGGGAGAAGTTCAGGGAGCCAGATGGTTGAGATTTAGCCAAGTTCAAGCAGAATGGCCATGTGTAGACGGTGTCTTCGTCCAAAGTATCAGCACCGATGGCGCTGCAGTGCATTTCTGGAACAACATCGTGGTGATAGACATTTGACATATTCTCGGAAAGTGCCGTACCATTAATGTACAAAGAGGCGGTTCCGAATGTGTAGTGGTCGTCCCACACGGCAGCACCCGCGTCGCCAGCGACCAAGTGAATAGCCTTCACTGGGTGATTGAAATATGTAAGATCAAACTCAGTATCGGCTTGGGATCCTGGTTGGTATTGTGTTTGAGTAATCAACAACTCATGTTCACTTTCTGTGAAAAATTTACGCTCATCGGTGTCAAGGTAGACATAGTTCGCGTAGATCTTGGGGGTACCCGCCAAAGTGTATTGATCTTGGAGCTTTATGCGAAGTTCAACTTCGTGGTACTGGAGCGCCACGAGTGGGAGAACCTTGGTCCAATCTTCACCAAAGAAAAATGGAATGACAAAGTGATCACCCTTTGAGTTCGCGTGGGTTGTTTCGGTTGTGAATCTCATACCCGCCTTGGCAGATGTTTCATTGTAAAGTGGATTGTACACACCCTGAATGAAAAGGGAATCAAGTTCAGACACCTTTTGTCCGCCAATCCACAATTGGAAAGTTGTTGGTTGGGACGCCGCGGTGTCAAACATGGCGTTATTTCCGCCGGGTGTCGCAATACCTTCAGCCTCAATCCACACATAGCTCAAGAGATCACCCTTGGACTTGAGTGGAACGACGACTTCGTTGGAGGCACCAAAAGTACCAATGTAGTCCACGCGCTCTGGTCGCATAGAAAAATTGGTGTGACGCTTATAGTTTTGTCGGAAAAAACTGACCTGGGGTTGACCAGTGATGTACGCATCCTGGGCACCTTTAGATACAAGGTCAATCAAAGCAGCTGACATTTTTACTAATAAAGTATATTAAAATTTTCGGGCGATGATTACACAATGGTAGCCTTCCAAGCACTGACATGGGAGTCCAGAGATACAGATGACGAGCACATGATCAGTATCTTTGGTAAGACTGAGGAAGGAAAGTCAGTGTGTCTGACAACAGCATTTACACCTTATTTTTTTATTAAACTTCCACCTAACATTGACACTGCAAAAATTCAAAGAATTTACAACATCCTTGATGAACAATGTAAAGATTCTCTCGTTGGATATTCAGTTACCAAATCAAAAGATGTTTGGGGATTTCAAAATAATGAGGAGTTTCCATTTATGAAAATCAATTTTAAGAATCTTCAAGCTCGTCGCCTCACAGATTCATTTTTAAGAAGACCTCTTGATAGAACTCCTGAG